GTGCTGCCCGTGCCTCAGACAAAATTTGTTCTACTTCTCGTGGCGAAGTTGCTTCGTTCAACCTGCGTGTCCAGTCAACTGGTGGTTGAGATGTTTGGCTTCCAGCGGCGACCTTGTTGGTACGCTGCCATGCCTGCATCTCATCCGCAGATGGTTGGTTCTGGGGTGGACTAATCAATTGCGCCTCTACAGCAGCCTGACGAATCGCATCTGGGGTTAGGTCGCCATCGTATGCTTTAACGAAATATTTTGTCATCGGTTGAAGCGGGTCTAAACCTGCTTTAACGAATGCTAACTCTCGTTTCGCTGACTCGGCTTCCGCTACTTGCTTTCGCAAATCTGCGGTTTCCTTTTCCAATTGCTTCATCCTTGCCCTAACTGGGTTTCGGGTTTCGGATTCTTCTATCTGGTCTTCGCTGTCGTAGTTGTCAAACTCTGACATATGGCACGCTCCTGTTTCTGCCCACATCACATCAGAGGTATGTGATGGCTGCTATTGATTTGTCACCCCGAATTGCTCCACACAGTTTGGGGGATTCCTGTGTAGGTTCCTACTTAACGTATCAAGTTGAATAGTAGTGACCGTTTATGGTGTTGTCAACTATTTCGTTATTCGATTGTTTGTAGGCTGACTTTGCCGCCTGCTTCGAATGTGCCTTTGCGTCGTCGTTTGCGTGTGCCTATTCGTTGGGCTGCTTGTGCGCTTGTGCCGAGTGTGCCTGCTATGGCTTCTTCTTGGGTGAGTTCTTCTTCGCCCATTAGTGGTCGGTAGAGGCTTTCTTGTTGTTTGTATGTGGTGAATCCTGCTTGTGCTTCGGCTTCGGTTACGCCTTGGCGTACTAGTTCTTCGGCGGTTTCACGTGTGAGTCCGATGCCTGCTTGTTTGCGGGCTTGTGCACCGACTTCGGCGGCTCTGGCGGCTCGCAGGATATTGTCTTGGGCTTTGTCAGGGTCTACGAAGAATGCTGCGATTGACCCATCGTCAAGGTTGTATAACGTTTTGAGTTCGTTGATAACTGTTGGGTCTGCGTTGCGTACAGCCTGATAACCCTGGGTTACTCTGGAAAGTATTTCATCTGGGGAGATGTCGTTGATAAGGAAGTTTTGTAGCGATGTTGGGTCGTCATAGAATCCTGGTGGCATTCCTGAATCACGCAAATTTTTGCGGTATTGGGATTCTAAGAGGAGTGTTTGGGTGACGGAATAGACAGGTTTGTTTGCTGCTCGTCGTGCTTCGTTTGCTGCGAATCGTCGTTTGAATGCTGGTGATTCTCGTAGTTGGATACCAATTTCGTCGACTGTTGATGAGCCTGTGATTAGTCGGCTGGCTAGGGCTGTGCGGATTTCGTTAACTAAATCTGGTTCGTCTAGCCCGTAAAATTCAAGGGTTTTTCTGAGAATGGTTGTTGCTGTTTCGTTGTCGTCTGCTGGGACAACAGTTGCGGTTGTGGTTCCTGAGGTGTTGGTTGCGGTTGTTGGTGTTGTTGCTGCGGCGCTACGTGCTTGACCTTGAGCAATAAGAGTGTTCAACGCATTGAGCGTATCAACCCCACCGCCTAACGCACCCGATTGAAGTTGGTCAATGTAATCTTGTGTTGCCCCAGAAAAAAATCCGCCTGCTTGGATTGCGGCAGCATTAATGGCGGCGGTTTGCTCGGCTGTAAATTGTCCGACGCCACTTGTGCCAGTTGTCCCTGGAACAGGTTGTCTAGGAACATAATCTGGTTGACCATTGGAATTAAAATCGATTGTTGCAAGGTCTTCTGGAGACAAACCTGCCAACCGTGGGTCATCTGGGCGTATAGACATTAGAGAATCCTTCCAAAGGCTTGAGCAATATTAGCCGACAAAGAACGAGCCTCTTCTTTAGCGTTATTGGTTTTTTCCCAACCGTATTGTGGGTCGGTGCGTAATAGTTTTTCCCATTCGCCGTTTGTCATTAAACGCTTTTTGCCTTCTTCGCCGAAAGTTACTGCTTGTTCGAATGCGCCTGTGGACATATCGATAGCGTTCGGGTTTAGTTCTAGTAGGCGTGATGCTGTGGTTTTGTATGCGGAAGCGATACTTTCCATTGTCATACCTTGGTCGAGAAGGTTTGATAGATGACCGTATCGACCAGGGCTTTTGGCAAATTCTCTTTGTTGGCGTTCGTAGTCGGCTGCCAACATTTGTCCTGTCAAAACTTTTTCGATATCGGAGTCTGCTGGGTTTATGTTGAAGAATGCTTTGGCAATGTTTTGTGTGCTGATGTAATCTGCTGATTCTTTAACACGTTTTAATGCTGTCGGGTTTACATACTGGTTAGTGTCTGTCGTTTTTTTAAATACTTCCGCATAAACTTTTTGTTTAAGGATGTCACCCTCATATCCAAAGTTGATGGAATCTGAAACAAATTTAGTAAAATCACTACCTTCAAAACCTAATGTGCCTACTAGGGATTGGATAACTTTTAGTTGTTTTGATGTAGATATTTCTTTATAGAAATCTGTAGCATCTAGCGACGCAGTAAAGCGGGTTAGTCCTTCTGGGGATTTGTACCATTCTTGCGAAATGGCTGTGTTCAACAACTGAAATAGTTGGGGGTATTTGGTTCGGTCTAAATCAAGTAGCCATGCTTTTGCTGGGAATGTTTCTCGGAATGTTTTTTCCCATGCGTTGCTAACCGTTGTTGGTTTACCGTCTACTGGTTTACCGTCTACTGGTTTACCGTCTACTGTTACAGGTTTCGCCAAAGACGCTACGTATTCTTTACGTAATATTTCACGGTTCGCTGGGGTGTTTTCTAAACCACGAGCGCCAAGTTGCGCCGTAACGAATGCTTTTCGTTTGGCTGGGTCAACTACTGGAGTGGTAGATACAACTGTTTCGGCAGGTGCGGGTACGCCAGCAGTAGGTATCGGTGTTACTTTTGTCCCAGGTCGAAGTTCCCCCGTTTTCATCCGACCAAAACGTGCTTGTTCCGCACGGTCCTCTACTGGACTAACAGCAGTTGCACCCATACCTTGTTGTGCGGCAACACCAGATGGCGCTCTAACCGCAACAGGTTTTTTGAGTGCTTCAGCAGTTGTTGGCAAAGCCGCAACATCGCGTGTAGGCAAACCCATTTCCACCGTGACTGTCTTGGGAACAGTAAGCCCTTTATCTAATGCTTTAGTTTCGGCTTGGTCTAAAATTTTTAGAGACGCGAAATAGCGGTCACGATATGGTTGTGATGTTTCTGGGAACGCCGTGATTTCTTGGAGCATTTCGGCGTATGCGCTATCGGCGTTAGATTGCGCTGTTTCTAAACCAACCTGTAAATTAGAGTCAGGGTCTTTGGCTCTTTCAGAGGATGGGCGGCGGCGGTCAATAGCGTTTTTGTATTGATTATTGACTATTGTTAAGTTTTGTTCTTGTTTGATTGCTTCATCAAGAGTTAATATTTCGTCACCCAAAACGACATCAACACCGTCTGTTTCTGAAATGGCAAGTCTTAAATCGTTGCGGCGTTGAGCAATTTCTGAAGCGGTTTCTTGTACTTCTTCCAAAGATTGTTTAGGGAATGTGTCGCTGCGAATCTTTGGTTTTTTGAATGTTATTTTTCGTATGGCATCTGCGATATCTGTTATCACACCCCAGTCTTGTGCTGGTGCTTTGTCTGAAATTTCTCCAGCAAGCCATCGTTCGTAAAGGTATTGTTTTGTGGCTTTGGGCGCAGTAAGATTTTTAATCCATTGCGGCATCGGTTTCGGGTCTTCAGCCATTATGCCTGTCCTTTAATCTTTCTATCGAGAATGTCAAACAAACCTAAAGCGCCAACCGCTTGTGCTTCTGGACCGAACTGTTGTTGAACTTGTTGCTCAGCGGCGACAGCAAGATTCGGCGCACGAACACCACCCATTGCCTCGGTGATTTCCATACGCTCATAAGTTTTCACAAACTTTTCAATTTCGTTCGGTGACAGGCTACGACCTAATATTTCTTGGGTTGTTTTTTGTAGCACGGAACGGATGTCTTGTTTTGCTGTGGTGCGAATAACTCTGCCAGTACCGACAACAGGTTTAACTTCGGATAGAAGTGTTGGTAAAGCGGCATCGATGGTTAAACCTTTAGAGTTCGCATAGTTTAAGAACTCTCGCATTACGGAAAGGTCTGTGCCGTCGAACCCTGTTCCGCCTGATGCTCTACCGTTTTTGCCGTACAAACCGATTGATGCCAGTTTGTTTTGTAAATCTGTTCTGTCTGTTGTTGATAGCCGTGATAGTTCGCTTACTGCTTCGCTGTCTGGGTCGTATTGTCCGCGGGCGATTGCACCTGATTTGTTTACAAGTTGTTGACCAATATATCCTGCGCTGATATTGCGTTGTGTTGGTGGTCCTTGAAATCTTCCGCCAACAAACTGTTCTGGCATTGTGGTGAATTGTTGTTGAGTTGCAGTAACTTGCCTTACACCGAGTTGAACATCTGGGGCTAATCCACCAGATACTTTAGGCGCAATGATAGGAGCCTGGGCAGGCGGTGGAGTGACTGGCGCGTTAGGGTCTGTTTGTTCTGTGAATGACATTAATCTACCTCTGCCGCAAGTTTATCTTCAAAAATTCTTGCGAACTCTGGGGTTTGTTGTACGAGCGTTGCAGCAATACTAGCCAACCAATCCTTTAAAGGCTGCGTTTTTGGTGATTGGAAACTTGAGAATCCTGCTGCTGCTGCGTTCGCTAATGCTTGGTCGCGGGCATCTAAATATTCTTTGACTGCGTTCGCTACATCGTTGTCTGCTAAACGGTTATCGGTTACGGCTGTACGCAAATCGTTAATGAAGTTAGGGAACTCGCCTGGGTTAAAATCGGCTTTAATAGGGAACCCTGGGTATTCCTCGTTGAGGAATCCACGCCATCGGTTTAGCCAGTCTCGTTGTTCTTGGTTGAGGGTTGCCCCAAGTTGGCTGCGTTTCTCACGGTAGATAGATGAGGCGATACGGTATTGGGCTGCTGCAACTATTTCTTGTGCTGTTAACCGTTTGCGTTCACCTTTTTGGATTTGGCGGTTCCATGCCTCGAAACTGAACACGTCGCCACCTGGGGCAAAGAATCCTGCGATGCCTTTGTATTGTGCCATCAGGTCGCTGTTTTCGTTAGCCCAATCTGAGAACACTTTGGTTGGTTCAACACCGCTTGTTGTTGGTTCCGTTTTGTGACCCATGTAGATGAATGAGTCTTCACCGAATTTGTTGATGAATTCTGATACGGCTGTGTCTGGGTTTTTGGTTTTAAGTTTGTAGAACTCTTGTGAGAGTGATGATGCAATAATGTCGCCGCCGTCTGTTTCTAAACGGAAATCGATTTGTGGTGAGGTTGGTCCTGTGAACTGGAATAGGGCGCGTAATCCTGCGAGGACTTGTGCTTTGCGGCGTGCATCAGCATACAGTTTTGCCATGTCGTTTGGGTCTTTGGTGTTGTAACTTCCGCTTTGGATTTTGTGGCGGACTACTTCTGCGTAGGTGTTGGCGTAGATTGTGCCGAGGTTGGCGGTGTCGCCTCTGATTGCTTCGATGCCTCGTGTTGCCCATTGTGGTGCGAGTGACGATACGCCTTTTTCTCCATATGGGAGAATCATTTTGCGTACAAATTCTAGTTGAGGTACGTCTGGAAGTACGTTTGATGCGGCGATTTGTAGGACTGGACCTGCACCTGGAAGGTTTAATACTTGGAATGCGCCTCGGATTGGGAATTGGAGCATTGCTCCTGCCCATCCGCCGATAGGGAAATTGAATACGTTTGTGCCGTTTATAGGGTCTTTAGCGAACCAGCCTGATAGGGCGTTGTCTGGGTTGTCTGAGTCGTAGTTTGCTGCGTTGAATGCGAGTTGTGTTTTGCGGATTCGTGATGGGTCTTCGATAAGGTATGAGGTGTATTGTCCGAGTGTTTCTCTGAATGCTGTGGCGAATGGTGCTACTACTCGGAGCATGTCTTCTAGGTTGCCTTTTTGTTGGGCGTTGTACAAGGTTTGTTTAAGTTCCTGTACAGCCATCGCTCCAGCGAATTGTTCTAGTTGAGCAACTGTGCCGTCACCCGTGGCTGCTTTTCCAAATATCTGATTGTAGATTTCTTTGTTGCCAACATATTTTTCTACTGTCATGTTTGCCCGTTTGCCTTCGGCGGCAAGGTCGGCGTTTAAAGAGTCAACATATCTGGCAATGTTCGCTTGCAAAGTTTGTTGTTCTGCGGGTGATAACAGATTGGCGTTGTCTGCAACTGTTCGATAAAACGCTTGACGGTAAAGCGGTGAACGTTCAAGTTTCTGTGTGGCTTTACCTACCAGTCCGTTAAAGAACCATTTAACGCCTGTGTCCATTGCGTTAGTAATTTTGTCAAGTTTTGCTGATTTGCCTTTTTCGATACGGTTGGCAACTTTTACACTTGGTGCTAGTTTTCTTTGGTTGCCTTTAAGGTCAATAAGTTCTCGGAGTGCTTCACTACCGAATAGCCCTGGGTCTTGTTCTCTTGTGGTAAATGCTTGTCCTGGGGCAACTGCCTGTACTTCTGCAATGTCACGAGGGATGAGTGTGCCTGGGTTGAATGGGTCTTCTACTCGGCTTGGCGTTATGCGTGTGATGATTGCGTCGTCGCCGTTGTCTAGTTTAACTAAAGCGCCTACAACTCTGTTTTGTCCTCGTTCTGCCATTACAAGGTTGTCTACTGGGATTTCTTCGCGTGGCACAAATTGAACATCGGCTGTTGGTAGACCGTCTGCGTTTTCTGTAAGGCGTGATGTTGGTAGTCCTTGTTCGTCAAGTAATGATTCGATTTTGGGGACACGACCATGTTGGACTACGAAACGTAGTTCTTCGTCGTTGCGAACTATTGTGTTTATTTTGGCTTGTGATGCTCTGTCTAGCCAAGTGGTAATGAGGTCGGTGTCGTTGATGTTTGTTATTTTGACAAATTGGCTGCGACCTGTTCTTGGGTCTGCAATGCGTATTCCGTTGCGAAAATATTCAACAACTGTTTTGGCGGCTTCTCTTCCTTCGTCGGTTGTTTGCAACCATGCGCTCATCGCTGTTTGACGTTCTTGTGTTGGGAGTGTGGATAGTTCCACCATTTTTTTAAGAATTGGGTCTTGGCGGATTTGTCCTAAATTATCTACGTAACCTGTTGTATGTCCTGCGGCATCACTTCCTCGACTAATTGGAGTAAAATTTTCTCCTCGTAACAACCGTTCATTAGCAGCAAGCGGGTCTTGCAAATGTTGATAAATTGTTTTGCCAGCATTTTTTTGGTAGTCCTGCATTACTTTGTTTAATGTGCCGCTGATGTCATCAAATGCGTCTTCAAATGTTTTTGCTGTTCCGTCGCCGCCTGTTAATGGTCCAACAAAGCGGCTGCCCATAACTGTTTGTATAAATTGAAATGGGTGCGTAAAAAAGTTTTGGTAGCCTTTTGCTGCCATTCGGATGTGTGAGTCAATCATGTTTCGTACGACGTATCCGCCTGTGGCAAGAATCATCGGTTTCCATACTTCTGTTTGGAGTTCTTCGGCTGCGGCTAACACAAATCTTTGGTCGCCTCTTTTGTTGCGTAATGCTTTTTTAAGAAACGGGTTGCCTGTTAACGCTCGAAGTTTACGGTAGTCGGGTAACACGTGGATGCTGTCTACAAGTTCAACTAGTGCTGTTGGTCCTTGTATTTGTAGTATGTCTAGTTCGTCTGGGCTAAATCGTGTTAGTTCTGCGTCGTCTAAACCAAGACTGCGTAATGCTTGTACTGTTCCACCGTCGTCTAGTTGTCCTAGTTCGTCTAATGCAAATGCTCTTACGCGGGCTAGTTCTTCTTTGTGGATACGCATAAGTTCACCAACGATGCGTTTGTCTCCGCCTGCGTGCTCAGTAGTGATTTCAAGAAATTTTGCGTAGAGTTGGTCGCCTGCTTCTTTACGTGCAGCAATGTTTTCTGTGCTAAATACATCCATTGCTTGACCCATGAAGTTGTCGAAAGTTTCTGGGAGTTCTGTGTGGATTTTTAATCCTCGTAAAAAGTTGGCGTAAGTTTCTACAGACTTTGCTCTGTCTAAACCTGAGCCGTCAATGATTGCTCTTTCTGTTGGAATTTCCGTGAACCATCGGCTGTTGCGTAGTGTGCGATATACAGGGACTCGTTCGCGGGCAAGTTCTCGTGCGGCGAATGTTGCGCCTGTTCCTTTGATTGAACCGATTTGTTTTGGGATGAGTACGTCTTCTGGGTTGGCTGATAGTCGTGCTGCGGCTTCTCCGATGATGGCTTTGATTTTTAGTGGGGAGTCTGCTTCGGCTAAACGTTTTGCTGTTTCTGGGTCAATTTTGCCACGAAAATCTGACATGATTTTGTATGCGGCTTTGCCTCTTTCGATGGCTGCTTTTTCGGTGTCTAGTCCACGGTCCGCAATGTTTTTTGTTGCGGTGGCAGCGTGGTCTGCTAAACGTTGTGATAGTCGTACTGCTTTGCTGTTGCGTTCAAACCATGCAAAGTATTCTGATTCTCTGAATGAGATTGCTTCAGCAGAATCTAAACCGATTTCTCCGCGGGAGATTCGTGCTGCTGCGTCTGCGCCTTCGCGTGTGAGTGACGGAATTTTGTCTGTTTCTACTATGCCTCGTGCAACGAGTTGGTCTGCAACTTTTTGGCTGACTGCCCGTGTGCCGATTAATCCTTTTACTTGTTCACCTGTTTTCGCTGCTTTGAATGCTTGACCTGCGACGATAGTTGGGTCAGCGTAGATGGTTACAGCAGCATCGAAGAAACCTGATAGTAGAGAGTATTCTTTTGTTCCTGGGGTGAACACAACGTTCGCCGCGCCACGACCAATTGTCCACGCATGGTTGTTGATTGTGCCACGAAAGTCTCTTGCTCTTTGTGCTTGTGTTTCTGCGGCTTTCCCACCAAAGAAGAATCCTTCACCTGATTCTTCGCCTGAAAGCATTGTGCCAAGTTGTGTTGATGAAAACACTCCTGCTGAACCTGCTGGGTTGTTCGGTGAAAATATTTGTGATGCAACGTTTTGTGTTAGGTCTGGAGTGAGTTGTAATGCGGCGAAACCCCAACGTGTTGCAGATTTTACTTTGCTGTAAATGTTTCTATCAAACCAGCCTTTAGGGTCTGATTTGTTTGGGTCGTTTTGTGTAGCGAGTTTGGTTGCTTCCATTTTTGCTACAGCGTCAATAGCCTGCTTTGATAAACCTGGTTGTTTTGCCATGTCTAATAGGACACGTGGCGACACCCATCCGTTCTGTTTATAAAGTTCGGATACTTTTGCTGCTTGTTGTGGGGTTACTGTTGCTTGTATTTTTTGTTGGGCAGCGATGTTTGCTTGTGCGTCTTTGTCGTTATTTTCTTCGTCAACAGGGTCGAATGCGCTGAGTCCACCTACCATTAATATCCTTCACGTAGGTACGAGTCCAACATATCTGCGAGTTCTTCGCTTGGGTAGGCTGCGTATAGTGCTCTGAGTTCGTCGAGTATTGGGTCGCCGTTGCGTACACCTGCGTAGCCGCCCATTGGAGCCATTCTCCCTGGTCCGAATGGTGCGCCTGCTGTTAGTGGTTCATCTGGGCGTTCTGTTGGTCTGTCTAATGGTCCAAATTGTCCTGGGCGTGGACGTTCAACTGCTGCTTGTGGCGGGGCGACTACTGGTTGTGGTGACGCTGCCATTGGTACTTGTTGTTGTGCTGCGATTTGTTTTCCTGCTTCGCCGTAGGTTTGTCCTGGTGCTGCTTTTGCTGCAAGTTTTTTTGATGGGTTCCGTAAATCGGAACGGTTCGGATATTGTTTTGCCATTAACCTAATCTCCCTGCGAGGCTAAGTACACCACCTGGTGTCCCTGGTTGTGCTGATGCTCCTGCTTGCGGACCGCCAAGCGATGCGAGTAGTCCTTCGATTCCTGCTGGTCCTGCTGGTCCTGCTGGTGCTTCTGCACCCATGCCTGGTGCTGCCAACCCTGGCATTGCTTCTGGTGAACCTGCTGGTACTGCTGTTGCTTGGCGTTGTTGTGCGCGTTCGTTGGTTCGGCGTACCGCTTCGTAAAGTGGGACATTTTCTTCTACTGTGAGTTTTGTTAGGTACGCTAAATCTTCTGGCTGATATGGTCCGTTAGGGTCCGCTGCTTGTGTTTGGATGCTGGACAAGAGTGCTGCTTCCATTGATTCGGCTGTGATGCGGTCTTTTTCTAGTTCTGGGTCTGTGATTAGCGGGTCGGCTTCGCGTGCTGATTCTTTTGACATTAGCCCTGTGCCGAGGCGTTGTCCGAGTCCTACGATGAGTCCGTTGACGTCTGCGCCTGATGACGGGTAGTTGACGTAGTGGAAGTCTGTTTCCCAAACTTTGTTCGGTACGTAGTCTACTTTGCCTACGCTGTTTCTCCCTGCGATGAAGAACGATTTTTCTTTTGTGCCCCAATAAGATTTTTCGATAGCGATAGCAACTTTGTCTTCTTCCATTAATGATTGTGCGAAAACTGCTTGGGCTTCTTGTACACGGAAGTCGACGGTTGCTGAAAGGATTGATTCGCCTCTGCGACCTGTGCGGATGTTTGTGCCTGATTCGCCACCGAACTCTGCTGGGATAGCACCCTCTAAGCGTTCTTGTCTTTCGAGTCTGTCTAATGCGACATCGGTTTTGTAGCCTGGGTTTGTTTGCAGTTGTTGGATGTCTCCGCCTTTGACTACACCTAACTGTCCTGTTTTGCCTTCTGCCATCTGGATGATTTCTGGGTTTTCACCTGGGCGTGCAACCAAATATTCGTCTGGGAAGATGCCGCGTTCGATAGCGATTTCTGTGAGGGCTTGTAGGCGGGCACGTGTGTAGTACATTCCCATTACGCCGTCGAATTGTCCGCGTGGCATGTCGAGTGTGATTCGTTTCGGGATGATTACTAGCGGCATGTTGGTTCTGTTTGGTATGCGTTCTAGTTCGATTATTTCGATGCCTGCTCGTTCTGTTGCTGATAGGTTCGCAGAGTTTTCTGCGCCCATCACACAGATAACTATTTCGTCGGCGTCAACGTATTCAAGTATTTTGTATTGTGTGTCGAAGCGGACTTTGCCGAAGCGGAGTCTGCCGATTACTTTGTCTGCATAGTTGTCTATCAGCCAGTTGTATGGTTTCATGTAGGTGAAGATGCAGTCGTCTGGGATGAGGTCGTCTGGGTCGTCTGATAACGCAGGGTAGGTGTCTAACGGGTTTCGTACTGACCATTTTGGTACGAGTGTTTTGAAGTCTGGTTTGATGATTACTGGCGCTGACGAGTAGGCAAGCAAGTGGCGTGCGCGGCGGCGCATTTTGATTTCCATTTTGTTTGTGTCCCAAATTGATAGCATTGCTTTGCGTCGGGTGCGCGAGTAGTCTTTGCTGCGTTCGTTGCCTTCTTTAAGTGGCGGGAAAAATGGCATCGGCATTGTTGATGCGACTCGCATTGATGTTTGGTCTAATCCTTGTACGAGTAGGTTCGCTACGTTTGTTCGTGCGTTGCGGTCGAGTTCTGATAGTGGGACGATTACGTCTCCGTTTGCGAGGTCGCGGACTCTTCGCATTTGTGCGAGTACAGGTCCTTGTGTTTCTTCTCGTGAGTTGTATAGCGAAACTATTTGTTCTACAGTTTTCATCCAGCACGCTTTCAATTTTTTTAGACGCTTACCGTCTAATATACACTATTTCAGTAGCCAACTGGGTCGCCATTGGCGTGGCGGGATTTTCATGTTGGTGAGGTTCGGGATGTTGAGTACCGCCATCCATAATGCCATCACGATGTCTGTACCATTTTTTTTGTCGCGGGTCCATTTCGCGAGTTCGTCGGCTGCCGCTAACGTTTTCCAGTTCGCACGCATCGTCGGTAGACGTACCGCACCTGAACGGAACAGCGGCGGGAGTAAGGCTTCTACACCCATGTTTTCGTCGAGTTTGTTGCGGGTGGTGGTGTGCGGGAGTACGTTCACTCCGTGTAACGCCTGCCATTTGCGTACGAAGTCGTGTGCTAATAGGAATCTTTGTGCTGCGTTGATTTCTACCACCCAATGTGATATCGGGTAGCCGAGTTGCATTGACCTGTTTTGCCAGTCTTCCATTATTCCTGAGTATTCGCTGGTTGTGGTGTTGTATCCGAGGAGTTCTTCGGCGGTGAGTTTGACTCGTTCGATATCTATGACGTAGTACAGGTTTGTTGTCGGCTGGTAAAGTATCCAGATGAGCGCCCAAAATTGTGTTGGGGATGGGTCTACTGCAACTATCGAGATTACGGGTGGGGCTAGTCCTGGGGGGATGATTCCGTGGTGGCGTTCGTTATCTATGCACCCTTGGTAAAGTACGCCGTCTGCTCCGATGCCGCCTGTTATCCATGTGCGGTCTATCAGATATGCTTCGTCGGCTAGGTCTTCTTGTTGGTAGATTATTCTAAATTTTTCGGGCGAGTTGTATCGCAGATAAGATAAATCTTTCCATGAAAGTCGTTTAGGGTCGAGTAGGGGTCCGTTAGGGTATGCGGGGGCGGTGATTTTTCGTGACGCAGGACCACTATCCAAATCTGGGTAGTATGCCTGATAAATAATGTGTTTATATTTCGATGACTTGGTGGGTTCTTTATTTGCGATGTGTTCAGGCAAGGTAACATCTGACCCATCGTAGTCTTCTTCTTCGACGTCGTATGTTACTTTTGCTAAACAATGGGCGTACAAGTCGCCTGAGCCGAGTCTTTGTCCGATTACTGCGAGTAAACCACCTGGGTCGCATCGTGCTTCAGCCATCGAGTCCCATCTTTCTAGAAGTTTGTCGCGGGCAACAGACTCCCGACAGTTCTCAGTAGATGCAACGTCGTCAAATAGGCATAGGTCTGCTCGGTGTCCAATAAATTCGGCGTCAATACCATAGGCACGGACGGTTGGTTCTTTGTTATCTAACCCGTTGCCGTCGTATTGTTCAACAATGAACTCGTCTGCCCGCCACAACGCACCTTTATCTGACGGTTTGAACCTGCCGTAGTCGATAGAGAGGCATCCTTCGGCGTTGACCGCTAACCCTTTCTTAACTAACTCTGGGTCAGGTTGAATAGGTGCAGGTCTTTCAAGGGTTTCTCTGATGCGTCGAGAGTATTGTTTAGCCATCGCCTGCGAAATGGACCCAATCATTACGCGGATAGCCCTGTTGCGTACTATTGCCCACACAGCCACATCGTGGAACAGGGTTGATTTGCCTGCACCTGGCGGCACATTCAAAACAACGAACTCTTTTTCTTCAGCCTCTAACAACTCGACAAGGGTGACTGCTGCTTCTACCTGCCACGGCGATGGAACTCTACCCAAATAGTATTTTCTAAAAAAATCGAAATCCTGCAACCCGCGTTTAGCCGCATCACACAACCTGTCTAACGGTACAGCGGGCGGTAAATCCGCTGCTTCAGCCAAATCATTATCAGCATACCTTTGCATCCCACCCTGGTCACGTAAATGTTTCCGTGCATGAAAATCGGCGTCCTCACGGCGAGCCTGCACAGCCTTCGAATTTTTTAGCCACCTCGACCCAGTATTCACATGGATACCAGAAATACGTGAAGCATCCAAAATACTTGAACCCGCCGCTATCGCCTGAAAGAAACGTGCTTTATCCGCAGACGAAACATTACGGCGAGTACCCACCAAAAAATATTATCACAAGATAGTTGCAAACAAAAAAAATGTCAACTACACTCGACATCACACCCGTCGGGAAGACGGCAAACAAACAGTAATCTTCACGGCTGTACACCCTTTGCAAGGTGCGGGGCATTAACACCAGGGAACTGGGGTAGACCTTCATGTCATGTGAAGGAGCAGCGAACTAACGTCAACTAGTAGAATCATGGTGTCGGCTAAAATCTTGGCTAACGGCTACCAACCCTCAAAGGGTGAAACGTGGGGGGAAAGCATAAACCTTTCTCAGCGACCCAACCAAAAAACACTGCCGCGCCGCAAGCGGCTTGCCCACAACAAAACACAAACCAACCCACAAAAAACCCACACCCCCCGCCACCAAAACACAACCCACCAACGCCTCTTTTTTTGCCGTTTTTTTCTAGAGTGTGAATATTGAAAACGCATATATCTATGTATATGGGTGGGGTGTCGCGGCACATGCCCTAGTTCGTGCGTTTGCGAAAGTGTGTTTGTGCTTGTGCGCTTGTGTATCTTGCTAACCTTTTCACAAATACACAAACAAACCCACAGAGAGTAACCAACTCACCACAAAAAAAATAACCCTACGCCGATAGAAGTAAATATTTGTTAGGGTCGCCTAACATCTTTTGAATCATCTTGTCGTGTTGGGGTTTGTTAGGTTTGCCTGACAGTGTGACGAGTGTCATAAAAGTATTTTGTGTTTGGTGGTTGCAATGGGGTCGTTTTGTCCCTATGCTTGTAGGTGTAAGGTTATATCACTCAAAGGGTAGGGGAAAATATGTCAGGTGATTTCTGCGAGGTTTGTGGGCGTGTGTTTGATTTGACCGATGAGGTTGATGCGCACGAGTTCAAGAATGGTCACGAGTGTGATGCGCTTGTGTCTCAAGATGCGCATGCGCTGGGCGTGTTTCATCACGGGCAAGACTAGGACGAAACGCCGAATGGCGTACGAGGGTATCGCTCTCGCTGATGAGTCCATCAGATAACTTATAGATAGGGGAAATGATGACTAGGAAAGATTATCAATTAATCGCTTCGGTGATTAAAAAACATAGGGACGCAAGCGCAACGGCTAAAGCCGAGTTCGCCGAGATGATTTATTCATTTAGCGAGTGTCTCGCATATGACAATATGGCATTCAATAGCGAGAAATTTGAAGAGGCTTGCGGACTAGATAGCCATTGAGATATCGCCTAGCCTTTAGAGGTAGTCGCGTCATAGCGACACTAGGCACAAGGTAGCAATACCGAAGAACATCAACCAAAAGACAGGGGAATAAATGAAAACCAAGCCAAATATCAAGCCGTGGAAAGTACCTAGCAAGCCTACTTGCCCAGACTGCGAGAGAGTGTTTGATATGACAAACGAAGAAGACGCAAGCGAATACTATTATGGGCACGATTGCGAAGAAAATTAGGCAAGAATTCCCCTAGCGTTTAAGGCGTGCCGATTCGATTCGGACTAGGGACTAGCGAGCCAATAGGCTCGTGATAACAAAACAAGATAGGGGAATAAATGCAAATTGTCAAATTAAAAATCAAGTCGTGCGCGCCATACGCGCGAGGCTGGCAAGTAAACGCCAAAGTAAACGGTAACGAGTCAGAGATTACCTTTTACGAGGGCACGAAAGCGCAAGCAGAAGAGAAGGCAATTAAAATTATTGAGCGAAAAGGCGAACTACCAAACAAGCCTTACAAGGGCTAGAGGGTCAGCCTATCGCCTCGGGCGTGAGATTCGATTCTGAATAGGCGCAAGGTCTTAAGACCGAAGAACAAAACAAACAACTATGAAAGGGGAAGTAATGAGTAATCTTTATGCGATAGAAACCGAGACGCACAGCGACTCAACTATCACTCACCTAATAGCCTACGGGCAACAATTAGAGGGGCGGTATGGCAGATGGCAGGCGTTATGCGGGCGACATATTGAAGGTGAAGTATGGGGTGCGGGTAGCGTAGATGGCGGGCGTTGCAAGCATTGTGTGAAAACATATGTTCGGGCAGGCTTGCGATGATAGTAGATGACAATTTTGTGGGAATAGTAATGTTCGCACTCGGGGCAGTAATCTATCTTGCTTACAAGGTAGGCGAGTATGTCGGGGAAATGACACAACAAGATAGGGGCAAGCAATGACTAGCGCAGAAGAACTCAAGCAAAACATCGGCAAGACTGGCACGCTGACAGTATCGGGTTCGCCGTTGAGGTTTGCGGTCTTAATACTTGACGCACGGTCTAGATATGGGCATCTCGATTACAAGGTGACACCTGTATCGGGTGACGGTGAGACTTGGCACGCCGATTCTAATATCACGGTACTTGACAACGATATACAAGTGTAATACAATAACATAAGCAACACAGAACAGGGGAATAATGAACACAAAGACATGGACAATATGGGTTGGCGGTGGGGAAATCAACGATTACCCCGTCACTCTTGAAAGAGCCCAACAGATAGCCGAATATTGGTTATCTCAAGGATATGACGATACACAGATAAGCAACATAGAAAAGGGGAATAAATGCTAGTAAAAATTACAGGGACAGACAGGCTAGATGGTTACGACCAAAGGCAACACCTATGCGTAACTGTCGAATCACCAAAAGCAAAAGGTGCACTAAGGGTGCACACCATGAGCACGGCAGACAGGCTACGAGTGGAGGGTACTCTCACATTGAACGGGAGCACCCGCACAATGCACGCAGGACACGCCGTAAAAAATAACGGGGTATGGGTAGGCGAGGCAAATAACTATTCGTGGACTTTCGAAAGCGGAGCACCCTCAGATAAGGCGATAGCCCTAGCAAATCAGGTAATCGCGGAAGTGTGCAGGGTAGCAGAGAGCGAGCCAGCATTTAATTGGGAGATGATGAACTGCGAAAAGTATTATTTGGAAATAGATTTAGAACGAGCACAGGAGAAGATAGAAGCATTAAAACTAGAAACTCTCGCACAACAAACTCGTATCGCAGAACTTGAGC